TTGGTCAGCATGTTTTGTCCCGTTTGTCCTAGGCCCGAGATCCCCGATCCAAGTTGTCCGTACATACCGGCGCCTTGCATACCCATTTGCCCTGCTTGTTGCATTCTTCTTTGCTGGTCCTGAAAAGCGTTCATGGCTTGTTGCTGTGCTTGAGAATATCCTTGTGATCTCAGTTGCCCGGCTGTGCCTGACATGCCTTTGCCCAATTGATTAAAACGTTCTTGTGCCATCAGTCTTCCACGACCGCCACCAAACGCTCCGGAACCCACTGCACCGGCTCTTGCCTGCATGTCCTGTTGTGTAAAGTTTTTATACACATCATCAAGAGATTTTTGCACCACTTGATCTTCATAAGGATTAAAGAAAGCTTGACCCATGTTTGGGTTGTAGCCTTGTGCACCGGCAAAACCCGCTTGCATTCCTTGACCCAACATTCCAAGCCCTTGTCCGTAAGCTCCGGCTCCTTGTTGCAGGTAAGGCTGAAATCCACCTAAACCAGAAGTTAAATTTCTGGCTTGCATTTCATAAGGGTCTAGTCCTGAGAACTGTTGTGTTGGAATGGGTGTGGGTTGTCCTGCCCAATTCCAAGCATTGTCGAGAAAGCCTCGTCGCATTTGCTCTACCCAAGACGGCTCAAAAGCAATTGTGGACCCCGGTCCTTGAGTAGAGGTAGCTGTAGTGTGTGAACCGCCGTGTGTTAGTCTTAAAAGATCATCCACCATTAGCCCATCCTCTCTAAACTTTTCATTATGCTGTACATTTTCTTTGCTCCCTGTCTAACGTCACCGCCGCCCATGTTTTGAACCGCTTTGCGTGTGAACACAAACTCATCGGGCTCTAAAAGTGCTGGAACCACGTCGCCGTGACCTTTTGCATTCATAATACCACCACTTTGACCGCCTTGCACTTTCTCAACGAAAGGCTTTCCAATTCTGTGTGTGGCTGCCGGAATGCCTTGTTGCCCGACCGGAATGCCGTAATCTTGTCCTTGTAAATAATTCGGGCCCATTCCAGACAACTGCATGTTCCCTGTAAACGGATTGGCTTTTTCAAAATCACTCATCGCTGCCCCTTGTCCGGTGGGCACCTCGTATTCAATCGCGTCCAACGCACCTTTGATTCCTTTGCCTTTAAGGAAAAGCTCTATTAAATCGCTTATATTGCCATCTTGTCCAAAAATACCGGACAAAACATTGCCTGCACCCGTGCCTGTAACACCAAAGAGGTCCGAAAGAAACGGTCCGATGCCCAATCCAAACATGCCGCCCTGATTGTTGCCGTCGCCTGTGTCTGTGTCTGTGTCTGTGTCTGTGTCTGTGTCTGTTTCGCCACCGGGTTCTTCATACTCTTTCCAAAGATTGTTTGTAAGAATATACTTAATGTCTCCGACCGTTATAATATCACCGTTTTCGTAGTCCATAATAGAAGGAACATCGCTCCCTGCTGGGAAAACTGTCTGTGGTTCGTCTGTGCCCGTACCGCCTGTATTTGTATCATTCCATTGACCAGAAGTTACCCAGTTTACGTAAGTGTCCCAATTGGCTTCAGGATAATACTCTTTCAAAGAATCTCCGTACGTCGCATGACCACTTTCTTTTAGCCACAATGCTTTAGCCGCTTGCCAAGACTGAGGCCCCAATGCGCCTCTCCCAAACTTGTTTATAAACCAGCTAACGAAATCAGCCGCCATTTGTGGCGTCATCCCGGTAGGAGTGCCGCCCTCTGATAAACGCATTATTCCTGTCTGCATCATATTATCCGCCTCCGTCTCCTGGCCACGGCAAGCTGTCTGGCCACCAAGAAGGCTTAATGTTTTGTGTAATTTGTGTTGGCAAAGACCTTATTCCTAAAGGAGACAAAGTTGATTCATCATACACAGCTCGAGGATCCGGTGCGCCTTCAAAAGAACCGGTTTCTTCAAAATACTTATAAATTTCTTCCCAATTTTTAGGCATACCAAAGCTTGTAGCCATGCTCGGTCTTGCATCCACTCCGGCTGCTCTTAGCTCGTCCATTGTTCCATAGACACTAGATGGTCCTTTGTTTTGCGAAAAGAAATATTCTCTTACCATGTTTGGTGTTCCATATAATTCACTGTGCGCACTTGCAAGTTCTTGTGCGCCTTCCTCTGAAAACCCTTGTTCTATATAAGTCTGTGGATCTGTCATTCTAGCCACATCTTTCATCATTTTCTTCATTCTTCGGGTTTCTTTTGTTCTGGCCCTTTGCATTTGGCCGTATCCACCGCCTGCGCCTTTACCCCCGCCTTTTCCACCAGGAGCGTTGTATATACCGCTCCTTATCCTTTGAAGAGCCATGTCTCCCGAAGGCCCTGCGTTTCTAAATCTTTCCGCTGCTGTAGCGTTTGTGTTTCCTTGAGCATTAAGCATTTTGTTCAGCATGGCTCCTGGAATACCCCCTACTTTGACATTAGCGCCTCCTACATCTACAGGGTATCCGGGAATAAGGCCGCCTATGGTATTAAGAATATTGGCTATTCCGCCTCCTTTTCCTTGTTGTCCTGCCACCGGTCCTCCGTTTTTGTAGCCTTTATACCCTGAAGCATACGCTGCTTGGGCTTGCTTTTGTGCTCCGGCTTTTGTCGGATAAGTCTTTCCAGACTTTCCCCACTTGTAGCCTCCGCTTACTTTTCTGATAGGCATTATAGTATAGGAACCGTGGTTGCACCGTTTGTTGATACGGTTAATTTTCCAAGCTGTCCCGTGGCTTTCACGCCTTTTCCGTTCGGCGCGTATAATGTTTGCCACCTGTATCCATCAAAAACTTGCAGGCTGTCTTCTGTCAAGTTCCAGATAATGTCCCCGCGACTAAACAAATTTTGGTCACGAGTAGTATTAGTATACTGATAAGTCGCTGTAGGATCAAAGCCTTGTAGGTTTAATTCTAAGATTCTTACCAATCTGTTGAATAAATCCGAATCAACGTCTCCCATCGCTGTGGGCAAACGTGTGTCTAATAATCTTGCCACTACCTTCTCCCGTCGGGTCTAGTGTTTAGTCTCATGTCCCCCAATCGCCAACCTACACCGAGCCTTACTTCGGTGCTTGCATCATCATCGGATTCTAATCGCACCACTGCTTGTCGTGCTCTTCCTCTTAAATCTACTTTCTGTGTGCTTTGTGTAACTTGACTGGTGCTTTTGGTTGTTAGAGTTTCGTTTGGATAATTTCTAGTCTTTAGCACAAAATTAACCACTTGATCTGAACCGCCATTGCCCAAAAAGCGCACATCTGGAATTGCGTTTTGTACTTGTGTGTACGCATTTCCTATGCCGTCCAATGAAAAATCCGCTGACTCAATGTACACGTTGTCCATGGGCGTTCCGTCCGCATCGTTTCCGGTTTCATGCCTGTATATGTAGTTACTGCTATCGGTGCCCGTGGCCCTTGGGTAAGGTTGCACACCTTCATCCAACCAAGCAAAACGAGTCATTTGTCCGTAATACCAAATTTGTTCTTGATAATTAAAAACCACATAACGATCTATTTCCGTAGAGCTTCCAGAAGGGTAGAACCAACCGACTTCGTTAAACTGTCGATTCAAGTAACCAAACACTTTAAACGCCTGGCTTTGATTGAAATCATTAAAGACATAATTATGCACGGAACAAGGCACTCTTGAAACCGTACCGTTATAATTATAAAAACCAGAGCGGTCCATCCAGTATACTCCCGCCGGAGTGTTTACCGGAGCTTTAGGAGAAACCATACCAACGCCTGAATTAATTAAGTTTGCACCAAACGTGTATGGAGGACCAATAAACTGAATGCTGTACAACGCATCGTCTGTCCAAACCAAAGTTTCTTGACGAGAACGAAGTGCGCCTACAATTTGTGTTCCCGCCGATAATCTTAAAGAACCCGCGGTGTTTGTTAGACTCGGCTCCCATTCGTTAATGTTTTCCTGATCGCACCAAGCAATAAACATAGGATCAATGGCGCCTGTTCTGGCTGTGCCCGCATCGTTTAAAGGATCTGCACCCAAACAAAGAACGTGTCGATCAATATCACTGACCAATGTTTGCAACGCCAATGTAGGAGGCAAGTTGGCTCCTAGGGCAGTTAAACTGACCGCACGAACACTTGTCCCGTTGTTCTCGGTCCAATAAAAAATACCACCGGCTCTTGGATTAATAATGAGGTCTTCACCAAAATTGTCCTCGGACCAAAGCCTTAACTGATTGTTAAAGGCAAGCGCAGAAGCATCGCCGTATGTGCCGTCTCCCCACATTCCTGCTCCGTAACCTGAACCAGAAACATAATCATCGAGGCCCACGCTAATTTGATAAGCACCAACCACACTTGACCCACCGTTTCCAGAGTCGCTTGCGTTTGCTGTAACGGTTGCGCCATCGGTGTCTTTCGCTTCTATTGTGTAACTGTTCGCGTTTACAACCGTTGCTATTTGATATTCTTGGTTTAAAACATTGGCAGTGATTAATCCGCCTAAAGTAGCGGCACCGCTAAAAGTAACGAAATCGTTTTTGCTCGCACCGTGTGCCGTATCTGCCACGGTGATGGTCGCATCGCCGTTTGTTGCTGAGAAAGTCACGTCCCCAGCAGAGGTAGTCGCTCGTATTGGGGTAATGTCGTAAAAATTATTCCCTTCTTTGACGTAGTATTTAAGCGTCGTGCCCAAACTTAAATATTTTGTAGTTGCTAAAGACACCCATGCGTGCAAGGACCGAGCCGTTCCCAGATACGTTGCTGTTTGTTCTTTTTCCCAACCCCCTATTTTTTCAGGAAAGCTTTTACGAAAACGAACCAAATTGGAATCAAACCACCCGCCTTGAGCAGAAAACGCCGTTCCTTCTCTATTGACTCCGGGCTTAAGTTTAAATGTAGCGTAGGGCATTTTTATATAATAACCTTTATTTTTTAACTAGACTACCACCAAAATACATGCCAATGATGGCCGATACTAGGTTTGTGTCTAGCTGTGTTATAACCAGTCCTTGAAATGTAATCCATTCAAAAACTTCTCTTCCTTCTTTAAAAAACCAAAACCCCGGGTTCCAATTCGTATATCCAACCGTTACATCCACATCCGGATAAAATACTGCAACCAATTTTGGTAGCAACACGATTGCAAAGATAGAGGCCAAAGCAATGATTCTTCGTGTCCATGCAAAGCCTTTGTCCTGTAGTCCGTGGTCCAAGGATTGTTTACGAGCTTTCATTTCAAACTCACCCCTTGTTATAAGAAGCTTTTGCTCTTCGGCTTTTGCCTTACGACTTTGCGCCCAAATACTTAATAAACTACTCAACAACGTTGAGCCAAGCATCGTGATTATCTCAAACGGAAAACCCACTTCATACTTTAGGTTTGGAACTGTTTGTATAGAGTCCGAACCAAGCGG